TAATATAAACAATTCCCTGCTAAATGCCCCACTATTTGATAACAAAGAACTTTCATTAATTAAACTATTAGTGTTAGAAAGTCTTGCTAATTACGATTCAATTAGTGAAGCAAACTGTAAGGGAAATATGTATAAGTTGTTGAAGCAAACTCTAAGCAAAGTGCATGAACTTCAGAGCGAACTTTAAGCGGGTTTTTGAATCAATTTGCTTTACTTTAGCATCATACTTGCATAATTAAGTAACATTTAAAAAAGGTAAAATAAACATATATGTGTTTATTATCTCTTTATACATTTTATGCTTAAATAAAGCGAATTAATACCCAAGACTTATAGACATCTTGGCGGGCATTATATCACAAAACCGCAGAAAAGTCAACCAGTACTGTGCCACTTTATGAACTGGCACAAAGGGACTTGACAACCCTGCCAAAGTATGATAACTTGACAAAACTTGTCAACTATGATAGAGGCATAATGTTACAAATTGATATAATTATTGCGGAGCAGGGTGAGTGTCGAAAAGTTTATAGATCCTACCCCGAATCTCTTATAACCCTATTATAGGGCATCGGAGCGAACTTGTCAACCATTAATGCCGCCGTGTGTGCCACTTATTAAACTGGCACATGGCCTGTTGTATTGGCATTATCAGGCATTATAATAAGTACATACAAACAAACATCATTCTTAAAACACATGAGAGTAATTGAAAAGAACATGAACACCGCTATCAGAAACGGCAAGGACTTCCGCTCTGGTAACACTTCTGTTACTCATTCAATTAACGCCGCTGGACAGAGAGAGGCGATTATCAAATTACACGGCAATCACATTGCCACAGTAATGAATGATACAATGCTACTATTTGACGGCGGTTGGCAATCTAATACAACTAAGAGCAGATTAAATGCTTTATGCTATGAGTTTGCTACAGGGTTCAGCGTAATCCAGCGTAATTGGGACTGGTTCGTGGCAGACTTCCACGGCAACCGCCAAGACTTCGCCGACGGATTCGAGTTGGCGATATCATAGGACAGTCAAACAACTGGACCACGGGGGCTTTATATGCCCCCTTTTTTATTGTATAATAGGACCAACTACAACAAACACACATGGCCGCAAACAACATTAAGCAGCAGACTACATTAACAATGGCCGATGGCCGCCGAATTAAGTACACAGTATTAAAGCCACGGAAGGCTAGGGCTGATGAACTTATATTCAGCATGACTAAGGGGCCACGCTCCAACACTAACCGCCGAGGGCAGGCCTACAACTGCCGTGCCATAAGAGCCGAAAGGTCCATTATAGAAGGTAATGACAGAGCCTACTTGAAAACATCAGGCTAATCAACCCCTATTGGACCAGTTTATAAACTGTCACATGGCCTCACCATCGGTGGGGTCTTTGTGTGTATAATAATAATATAAACAAACACAGGTAACACACATGAGAAACGGAATTGATCAACCTTACACAGGATTAACCGAGGACCAGTATCATGACCTTAATATTAAACTTTACGACCTTATCCAGTCTCTAGAATATAAAGTAGACTCACCTGACTTAATTAATGCACTTAAGGTAAATCTAGACTGGTTTGAAATGAATGATGTAGCCCTAGATGAATTCTAGGGAGTAAGGACACAGCTGGCTGAACTCACACTTTAGCCAGTTGTTTTGTTTATTATGTTCCGTGTTATAAAAACCGATAAGTCCCTAACCTACAACGAACCAAAATCGAGAGCTATATATTATTCGTATTTAAAAAAATTTCAGATATAAAAAATGCCCCAGTAGGTTGACTCTGGGCAGGGGTTGTGTTATACTATAGGAGTAAACAAACAGTAAAGCACATGATTGAAGGAGTTGTATTAACACTTGTATTGATGACCTTTTGTATAGGTTCAGCAATCGGTATCGTAAACTATGGAACTAAAGGTAGGTTCTTTTAATGGCGGTTTATAACGACTATGAGATTCGTATAAACATTAATCAGTTGATTGAGAAGAGGATCCCTTGTTGTGATCTTCTTCATCCTGATCATTGTTTAACAGAGAAGCAAGTGGCAGAGATAGCCCATGATGTAAGAATGGATATTGACTTACATCCTATCTACAAGCAAGTGGATAGACATATCATGGCGTATGTAGAAGCAGCTGGTATTGATAATAAAGAGCATTGGGTTGAAGAGAAACTACTTGATCTTCCTGATGAGGAAGGTATATCATTTGATTAAGGAATTGTAAAGAGGTCATCATGGCGATATATAAGAATAACAGGATAGTGATTGATTTAACTGAGTTGGTAGAAATCCGCTCTGGAGTTATCAATCAAGAGCTCAGTGAGTATGAAGTTGAACAGATAGCAAGTGCATTACAGCATACGTTAACTTGGGATACTTTGTTCTTCATGGTAGATACTGCAATACTTGATTTCAAGGGCATGAACCCTATTGAGTATGGCAGTGAAATGAATGAGTCATGGTTATTAGAGATTGAGCGTAATAAGAAGTGCTTTAAGATGGTAGAATTAAAAGGAGGTTCATGGACTATTCAAGTACCACAGCGGATAAAGGATTAAAGTCTTATCACATTTATTTCGAGGATAAGTGTTTGTTTAAGAATTTAACTGAAGAAGAGTTTGATTTGATATGGGCGAAGTTATATCGTTCGTATCATACAGATAGTTTGTCGTTCTCTTCCTGTATCGGGGATGAGTGCAAGTTGGAGGAGCAGAGTTATTAGTCACCCACTTGATCATTTAGAGGACTTTACGGACGATTGGATTGCACATCTACAGGAGCCTGATCCAATTAGTCCTGAGTATAATGGACCTCGTTGTCCCTTTGCAAAGAAGGCGAGAGATGATAATCGTCTCAAGTTTAGAAAGGTATATGACTATTTCTCTGCATATGACTTTTGGGAAGTGGTGTCAGAAGAATGTGATAAGTTTGATGGCAGTAAGGATGTAGTGATTGTTGCTGCACATAGTAATGCAAATCATATCACGCCCGATAGCATGGGTGGTGGAGTTGATGCTCTGAATACTTTCTTGAACTGTCAGGGTAAAGACTTATGGTTACTTACAAA